AGTGAAAATGTTTTTGCAGGGGGATAGAATATGGATTTATCAACATCAGGTTTAGCTGCAACCAATGAAAAATTTAATAGTATTTTATCACAGATTGATTCTACAACCAAAACTATGAAAGAATTGATAGAAAGTGATGCTTCTGCTGCTGCAGAAGCAATTGGAGCAGACTTGTCACTTCTTAGTGGAGAGTTAAGAAGTTTGGTTCCACAAGGTCTAGCATTACCAAATATTAATTTACAATCACAATTATCAAGTTTATCTGGTCTTGCTGATCCAACTCAAGCTGCAGGCTTGCTATCAAGTATTACATCAAGTTTTGGTCCAGCGTTAACTACAGCTGGATTTAGTTTGGATAGTCTAGTTGCAAGTGCCGGCACAGCTGTTGCAGCTGGTAAGAGTTTATCTTTTGATATTCCTAATTTTGAAAAGACCGCAGGCGGTGCTGCTGCGGCATTTCAAAAGTCTATCGGAGTTAAACTACCATCTATTGATCCTGTTAAAGAAGCTAAAGCTATATTTAACGCTAATCCAGCTGTAGCTGATCTTACACAAGCTGTCGCAGCTGCGGTAAAATCTACTTCAGATACTTTGCCTGAAGAAGACACTTCACAATATACGATTACAGAAGAAACTACAAATATTACTAAAACCTCAATAACTAAAGCTGCAACTACTGCAGCTAATGCTCTTGAAATAATAGGAAAATTCCTTAAAAGAAAAAATATTAGTGCCAGTGGATTTACTTCTAGAGTTGGACTTATTACTGAAACATTTCTGTCTGGTGATCTTGTTATAACATTAAGTGATATGCCAGTGATGATAATGACAGTTAGTGGTTTTGATGAATTAGGAAATATTTGGGATATAGGTCTTGCTCCATTATCAAACGACAATAAAGTTATAATGGATGAGTTTACTGTCTCAGGAAAGATAATAACAATTAAGGAAAGTGGAAAGAGAACATATACTAAGTTTCTCGTTAGATATGCTTATAATAATACATACGATCCAACATATAAGGTTGATGAGGTTGTAGTTGCGTAGTTAACCATATAAATATAACAATTATAATATAAAGGAATTTAAATAGTGGGAAAGAAAACAAGAAAAAGTCAAACGTCAAAAGGGGAAAGGCGTAACGTATCAGCATGGAGTGTTAAGGCTGGTCGTAAAGAGACAACTGAATTAACTCGTACAATAAATAAGTTGACGGCATTTCGTTTAGGAAAAAATGTTGTACTCACAATACCTAATCCTATTAAGAGTGAAACAAACAAACCTTTTATTCGTGTGAATGCTAAAGAAAAATGGAGCAAGGAAAAGTTTATTATGAAACAAAATTCCCAACTTTCTTTATAAATAAATATAATAGGAGTCAAATTTAATGGCTACACCAACCGCACATACAGATGCACAAGGTCAAAATGATATAGATCGTAATGTGCGGCAATACAGAGATTTGGATTTGTTCTTTGCAAAGGTACAGGCATCCAAAGATGTTAGAAAGGTTACGGATATACAAGCGGTCAAGAGGTCTATTCGTAACCTTGTTTTGTTGAACCATTATGAAAAACCCTTTCATCCAGAAATTGGTTCTGGTGTTAGGGATATGTTATTTGAGAATATGAGTCATATGACAGCCTTTGTTCTTGCAAAAAAAATAGAGGATGTTATTGAAAATTTTGAACCAAGGGCCAGACTTATTAGTGTTAGAGCTGACCCAAATTTAGATCGTAATGAGTATGAAGTAACAATTGAGTTCTTTGTTGTTAATACGCCGACAGAGCTTGTTGACTTAACAGTATTTCTAGAGGTATTACGATAATGGCAACAAATGACAAAAGATTAGAAGTAACAGAATTTGATTTTGATGATGTAAAAGATAATCTTAAAATATTTTTAAGAGCTCAAAACGAATTTACAGATTATGACTTTGAAGGTTCTGGTATGAGTGCATTGTTAGATGTCCTTGCATACAACACCCATTATCTTGGTTTCAATGCAAACATGCTTGCAAACGAGATGTTCCTAGATAGTGCATCATTAAGATCAAGTATTGTTTCTCACGCAAAGACATTGGGTTATGTGACAACCTCTGCTCGTGCAGCAAAAGCAACCGTGGACGTTACTCTTAATACTAATGAAGCTTCATTGACAATGCCCGCCGGAACTGTTTTTAATACAACTGTGAATGATGTATCTTATCAATTCTCAACTATTACCGATGCAACAAAATCTAATACTGGTAATAGTATTCCCTTTACTGGTACTGATATTTATGAGGGATCATTTATAACAACAAGATATACTGTGAATTCTTCTGATATAGACCAAAGATTTCTTCTTACTGATAACAGAGCAGATACTAGTACTTTAATTGTCAAAGTACAAACGTCATCTTCAGACTCAACAACTAATACATTTACAGAAGCAACAGACATAACACAAGTAACAACTGGAAGTAATGTTTATTTTTTACAGGAAGTTGAAGCTGGTTTGTTTGAAGTTTACTTTGGTGATGGTGTTATAGGTACTGCTCTTTCTGATGATAATATTGTTATACTTACATATGTTGTATCTAATAAATCTGCAGCTAATGGAGCTTCTGTATTTACAAATGCAGCATCAATTGCTAGTGTTACGGATGTAGCGGTTGCTACAGCGGCAACGGCCACTGCTGGTTCTGAACTAGAAAGTCTTGCATCAATAAAATATAATGCTCCTTTGGATTATGCTTCTCAGGGTCGTTGTGTTACAGCAGAGGACTATAAAGTTTATGCAAAGAAGTATTTTACCAATACACAATCTGTTCAAGTTTTTGGTGGAGAAGCTGGTTCCTTTGATTCAAGTATTGGCGTGGTAAGTACACCAGAATATGGAAAAGTTTTTATATCTATAAAATCTACCACAGGTAATGATTTAACGGCAGCTGAAAAAACACAACTGATTACTGATCTTGCGCCATTTACAGTTGCATCCATAACACCAGTTATTGTTGATGTTCAAACTACAAAACTTATTTTACAAGTGTCCTTTAAATTTGATTCTAGTAAGACAACCAAAAATTCTTCCTCACTAGAAACTTTGGTTACTAGTACTTTAAGAAGTTATAATAATAATACTTTAGGCCAATTTGAGGGAATGTTTAGATATTCAAAATTAGCAGGACTTATAGATGACACTGATACTTCTATAACAGGCAATATAACAAATGTAACTCTTGCTCATAACTTAACACCATCATTAAGTACATTAAAATCATATACTATCCAATTTAATAATAAATTTTATAATCCACACGATGGTCATAATTCTGTTGCTGGTGGTATTATATCTTCTACTGGATTTAAAATTAGTGGAGATGCAACCAATATCATGTTCTTTGATGATAACGGTAGTGGTATTTTAAGACTTTATTATACAGTTGCTGGTGTACGAATATATCAAGATGAAACAATGGGAACAGTTGATTATACAATTGGTAAGATTGTTATCGATAATATTAATATTACAACAATATCAGATGTGGATGGTGCATCTTCTAGTATAATTAGAATAACAGCAACACCTGATTCAAATGATATTGTCCCTGTTCGTAATCAAATATTAGAAATAGATTTTGTAAATTCTACTGTAACAGGAGAAGTAGATACTGTTGCCACAGGAGATTCAGCTGCTGGGTCATCGTATAATACAACTTCTAGCTATACAACACCATCGAGTTTTTAATCAATGGCACCCTTTGATAACGGATATTCATCAAACCTAACAAATAAACTTAGTCCTTTAATTGAAGGACAAGTTCCTGATTTTGTACAATCAGATCATCCCCTATTTGTAAAATTTTTAAAATACTATTATGAGTATTTGGAAGCTGGTGAATTAAGAGTCACTGTTAATATTGACAACTTGCTTTTAGAATTAGAAACTGCCTCAAGTGTATTAGATGTAGATGGTAATGAAATTGTTTTAGAAGATGGTACACTTTCTACTGGTGAGACAGTAGGAACTGACGGTAAGTTTGTTGTTAATGAAACAATAACAGGAGCTACATCTAAAGCAACCGCAAAAATTCTTGTTGATGATTTGGGTAATGCTACTAACCCTAGAATGTTTA